AGCACTGTGGGCTGCGGATTACTTGATGCAACGTGGAGAGGTGCGCCGTTGTTTGATTCTGTGTCCTCTGTCGATCATGCAAGCCGCGTGGATGCAGGACTTAAACAACAGCATCATTCACCGCAGCGCCATCATTGCCCACCACCCCAAGGCAGCAACGCGCATCGAGATGATTCAGCACAGCTATGAGTTTGTGATCGTCAACTACGAAGGCTTGAACCTGATTGCTGATGAAGTCAAAGCCAACGGCAAATTTGATCTCGTGATTGTGGATGAGGCCAATGCGTACAAGACGGCCACAACCAAACGCTGGAAGTCACTGAACTCAATCATTGCGCCCAACACGCACTTGTGGATGATGACAGGCACGCCTGCTTCGCAGTCCCCCGCTGATGCTTATGGCTTGGCCAAGCTAGTCAACCCCAAAGGTGTGCCAGCGTTCTTCACTGCGTGGCGCGACAAGGTAATGCACAAGGTGACAATGTTTAAGTGGGCACCAAAAGCCAACGCGCACGATCTTGTGCATGAAGCGTTGCAACCCGCGATCAGGTTCACCAAAGAACAATGCTTGGACTTGCCGCCCGTGGTGACGATGACCCGCGAAGTGCCGATGACAGCGCAACAGAACAAATACTACAACATGCTCAAAGAGCGGATGTTGGTGCAGGCCGCAGGCGAAACAATCAGCGCGGTTAACGCTGCCGCTGGCGTGAGCAAGCTGTTGCAGATCAGTTGTGGCGCAGCCTACACGGACGAAGGTGAAGTGGTGGAGTTCGACGCCTCGCCCCGCCTGTCGGTACTAGAAGAAATCTTGGAAGAGACCGATCGCAAGGTCATCATCTTCGCGCTGTTTCGCTCCAGCATCGACACCATCAACCGCCACCTCACCAAGCACGGCATCGCCAACGAGATCATTCAGGGCGATGTGCCAGCCACCAAACGTGCCGACATCATCAGGCGCTTTCAAAATGAACCACAACCTCGCGTGTTGGTGATGCAGCCCCAAGCCACAGCGCATGGGATTACGTTGACTGCTGCCGACACTGTGGTGTTTTTTGGCCCCTTGATGAGCGTGGAGCAATACGTGCAGTGCTGCGCACGCGCTGACCGCAAAGGACAGACAGCCGCCAAGGTGACAGTCATCCACATCTCGGGTAGCCCAATCGAGAAAAAGATGTTTAAAGCATTAGAAGGAAAGGTTAGTGACCATTCACTTTTAACCCAAATGTTCGACACAGAAATTAAATCTTGAAAGGAGTTGCAAGCATTTGAAAACCATGTACACTGTCTAACCCTTGACAAACATTTCAGCCGCAAAGACGGCATCAACTAGGAGAAAGTAATGAGTGAAGAAACTGCGCAAGACGCACCCGCAGAGGTAGTGCCTCTAGACAAAATGGCGAAGGTGTATCGCCGCATTCGTTCCGAGATCGACCTGCTGACCCAAGAGTACGACAACAAAGTCGAAGCGCTCAAGGAGCAACAAGAAGTTTTGAAGAACGCTATGAAAGACCAGATGAAAGCGCTTGGCGTCACATCCGTTCGCACCGATGCCGGAACCGTTGTTCTTGGCGTATCCACACGCTACTCGACCAGTGACTGGGACTCGTTCAAATCCTTTGTGATTCAGCACGATGCTCTTGACTTGTTCGAGAAGCGAATTGCACAGGGCAACATGAAGCAGTTCTTGGAAGAGAACCCCGGCGTTGTGCCCTCCGGCTTGAACTCGAATTCCGAGTACAGCATTTCCGTCCGTAAACCAACCAAGTAAGGAAAATCCCATGAGCAATGTAGCTCTCTTTAACCCCGGCCAACTGCCCTCGTTTGCCAAGAAAGGTGAACTCTCCGACACCGCCAAAGCCTTGATGGGCAACGGCAGCACCGGCAAGCGCATCAGCATTAAAGGCGGCGTGTTTCGTTTGATCTCCGGCGGCAAAGAAGTTGCCAACATCGAAGAACGCTATCTGGATGTGGTGATCGTCAAAGCTGCGCCGAAAGTCTCCCGCACTTTCTACATGGCCAAGTACGATGGCGACACTGCGGCGGCTCCTGACTGCTGGTCAAACGATGGCGACACACCTGACGCTTCTATCAAAGAACCTCAATCCAAGACTTGCGAAGGTTGCCCACAGAACATCTCTGGTTCTGGCGAAGGCGAAAGCCGCGCTTGCCGCTTCCAACAACGCTTGGCTGTGGTGATGGCTAACGACATTGAAGGTGACGTGCTCCAGTTGACCGTGCCTGCGAAGTCTTTGTTTGGTAAAGAAGAAGGCGAGAACCGCCCTCTGCAAGCCTACGCTCGTTGGTTGGTGGCACAGTCCGTTGACCCCAGCATGGTTATCACACGCATGAAGTTTGACACCAAGGCCGAAAGCCCCAAGCTGTTCTTCAAAGCAATGCGCTGGTTGACCGAAGACGAGTTCGAGACCGCCACCAAACAAGGCGAGCATCCCGATGCTGCCCAAGCCGTGGTGCAAACCGCTGGCGCTATGGACAAAGCCAAACCTGCCGACTCGTTGGCTGGCACACCTCCTAAAGCCAAGGCCAAAGTTGCTCCTGCACCTGAGCCTGAACCCGAAGAGGAAGAAGGCGAAGCCCCACCACCTCCACCCAAAGCAAAAGCTAAGGCCGCAGCCAAACCCAAAGCTGCCCCTGCGCCAGCGCCCGAAGAGGAGGAAGAAGAGGAAGCTACTCCAGTCGTGCGCGAGAAAGCCGCCAAGACCAACGCTGTGCCTGCCAAAAAAGACTTGGCCTCAGTGGTTGCGAACTGGGACGATGAAGACTAACTGAACCGTGGGGGCGCAAGCCCTCACCTCAAACCAACTAGGAAACAAACATGAAAGAGCTTTTAGGAATCCCTGCTGCAATCATTGCTGCGCTTGCGTTGATAGTCGGCCTATCGTTTTTAGGATACGAGATGTCCAGCTACTTTGCACCGAAGTACCGCGCCTTGGACAACAAGGTGTTCAAAGAGTCTGAGCAGTACAACGACGGCATGGTGCGTGACTTGGAAGACCTCCAGTTGCAGTACATCAATGCTGACGCTGAACACAAAGACGCTTTGCGTGCCATCGTGTTGCACCGCTTCTCGGTGTATCCCGAAGACCGTATGCCAGCCAACCTGCGCAACTTTTACAACGACTTGAGGAGCGGAAAATGAGATTAGTCCTATTTTGTGTATTGGCGGCGATGCTGACCGCCTGTGGAAAAACACCAGACGAAAACGCATCACAAATTGAGCGTCGTAAGCAGGGCGAGATGACCTTGCGTGGCATCGAGGCCGTGGGCATGCCTTCCATCGTGAACTTTGCTGAGAAGCGAATGATGAAGGACATCTTGGAGTTGCGTGATCGCAATGTTGCAACAACAACTTACATCATGGACATGAATGGAAAACTTCACAAGATTTGCGATTCTGTTGGTTTTGGCCTTCCATATGCAACCCAGTACACCAACCCCCAGATGCCCCAGCAACCGTTCGGGGGCAACACCTATGTACTGCCACAAGCCGATCCAAACGGGCTGTATAGCCCCGCCAGCGCAGACGGTACTTGGGTTCAATGCGTTGACCCCAAAACCAAAAAAGCAACAGTGGTTTATCTCGAACCACGCATCATCGTTTCACCCTTCCCGCTTGGGGAATAACAAGAAATAAGGAGTTCGAGGGGAAAGCGCTGCGAGTACCCTCCACCCACAAAAATGCCCTACTCTCAAAAAACAATCGACGAAATAGCAGACGCGCCAAAGACGCTGGGCAATCAGCTTGGCCGTTGGGCTATCCACCGCGACTTCTCCGTAGTGCGCGTATCTAAAGCGCTGGGCGTTTCACGTCAAACAGCTTACAACTGGTTCAAGGGTGGCGACATTTTCCCTGCCTACGAACAACGCGCTGAACTACTGTTGAAGATTCTCAAAGAAACAAAAACCGCTGACGAAGCGTGGAGAAAAATATGCAAGATTTACAACCTCGAAACTTGAGCAATAGCGAGTTGATTCGTTTGTCTGCGATTGCTATGGATTCTGAATACGGCATGTCCGTGGTGTGGCAGCGTGAATTGTTGCGCCGCTTCATTGCACTCGCGCCCTTGGATGCGTTTCCAGCAAAAGACCCTGCACAAAAAGACCTGTTCATCTAACAATTCCCGAGGATTTCTATGAGTCCGCTTGACTTTCTAGCGGTGGTTTTGCCGACCCCGGGACATGGGTTCTATTGCGCGGCAGAGCTTAGTACAACAAAAAAGGAGCACATCTATGTTCAAGACACTCAAGATTTTTATCCCCAAGTAGACGATTGGGTTGCGGCCAAGAAGAACGTCTTCTTCGCGCTGTCTACGTTTGAAGTTTCGGGCAAGCGCCAAGCAGCAAATGCACGCTTCATCAAAGCGTTGTTCATCGACATGGACGGCTACGCCAGCAAGAAACAAGCGGCGATTGCGCTGCACGCATTCTTGCAAGAGACTGGCCTTGGTGGACTGGGTATGCCTTGGATGGTCGGCTCCGGCGGTGGGCTGCATTGCTATTGGCCGTTTGAAGAAGCGGTGAGCATTGACGTTTGGAAGCCAATGGCGGAGAACTTCAAGAAGCTGTGCAAGCAAAAGAAACTCAACATCGACATGACCGTGACCGCAGACTCTGCCCGAGTGCTGCGCATCCCCGAGACATTCAACTTCAAAGAAAAGTATCCAGAGCCGCGCCTTGTGTCGGTACTGGCCGAAGGCAGCGTGTTCAATTTCAAGGTGCTGCGTGACAGCATCCGCGAGTTGCTCGAAGAAGACAGCATCGCCCCAGCAGGCGAGGGCTTGGGTATGCGCCCAGATTTCGCCAAGAACCCACCCACGGCCACGGCAGTCAAGTTGTTTGAGAACAGCGAGACGCGCTTCAAGAACATTCTGCGCAAGACTATGGACGGCAAGGGGTGCTTGCAGTTGTCGCACTTCGTGGAGAACGCCACCGAAGAAGGAATGGAGCCGTTGTGGCGTGCATGGTTGAGCATCGCCAAGCCCTGCTCGGATGGAGCCAAGGCCGCACTGTGGTTGACGCAACAGCACCCATACGACACCACGCGGATGCACCAGAAGCTGGGCGAGATCAAAGGCCCATACCCTTGCACAAAATTTGACAGCGAGAATCCGGGCGTTTGCAACGGGTGTCAATTCTTTGGCAAGATTACAAACCCATTGGCGCTTGGACGCGAAACCAAAGTCGAGACGGGCGAAAAAGAAATCGAAGTTGAGTTGCCACAAGAAGACACGCAAGCGCCTGTTGAAGTGGTCAAGATTCTGCGCCCCACACCGCCTCGCGGCTACGGCTACGGTCAACGTGGCGGTATTTTTCTTGAGAAAGAAATGGAAGACGCTGAGGGCGTGATGGTCAAAAAGCCAATGATGCTCTTGCCCTACGATTTATTCGTGGTGGATATCCTGCACCAAGGCCCCGACCACACTATCCACATGCTGGCGCTGCGCCCCAACGGAGCCGTCAACATCACCATGCCGCAAAAGGCCATCGTCAGCAAAGACGAAACGGTTAAATGCTTGGCATCCCAAAACATCATCGCCTCATTTGGCTCTGGCAACGACAAGAACTTGTGGGATTACGTCCGCGCTTGTGTCGAAGCCGCTAGTACAGGAAAAGTTGCTGTGAAAGTACCATCAAACTACGGCTGGCAAGAAGACAACACCATCGTCTATGCCGGCAAGATTTTCTCCAAAAACGCACCGCCCGTCACCGTGCCCATGCCCGGCTTGGAAAACATTGTGGCCAACACCAAACCTACTGGCTCTTTGGCTGGCTGGGTTGACTTCGTGCAGTTGCTCATCAACAAGCGCATGTACACACACTTGGCCGTGCTGCTTGCCGGTGCTGGCGCACCGCTCATGAAGTTCACCGGTATCTACGGCATCACATTCCACTGCGGCTCAACCGAGTCTGGCACGGGCAAGACGCTGGCGCTCGAAGCTGCGGCCTCTGTTTGGGGACACCCAACGCACTACCGCACAGGCAAGGGCACTTCACCTGTGGCCATGCAACAACGCCTTGGCTTGCTCAACAGCTTCCCACTCATCACGGATGAGGTGACGAGCAAGAACCGCAACAACTTCGAGTGGTTCCCTGAGTTCTTGTTGGACATGACCGAAGGCCGTGGCAAGGAGCGCATGGAGTCCGGCTCCAACAAAGAGCGCATCAACTTGTCAACGTGGATGACCAACGCGATCATGTCGTCAAACACCCATGCCATTGACAGCCTCACAGGCGGGCGTATGCACTCATCCGAAGGTGAGTTGCGCCGTTTGATCGAGTTCATCATGTCCGATGAGTTGTCGTGGGAGCCACACGAGATCGACACCATCAAGTCGCTGCAACAAAATTATGGCTACGCAGGTGAGCGTCTGGTGCAGTACTTCGTGGATAATGTTGAGCTTTTGCAAAAACTTGTGCCCGAGTCCGTGCGCTATGCGTACACCGAGTTCGGCGCTACAAACGATGAGCGCTTCTGGATGGCTGGCATCGCCACCATCATTGCTATTGGGTCAATCTTTGGCTCCAAGCACACAGGCATCATCAACTTCCCCATGAAAGAGATTATCGGTGTTATCAAGAAAACGATTGTTGCGGCACGCTCGAACGTGCGCTCAAGCGCGAGGTCGGCTGAGGATGTACTCAACTCATATACACGCGACAACTACGGCAGCTTTATCGTCATCAAGCACGTTGAAGGCGGCAAGATTTTGGCAGAGCTTGGGCACGGCGGGATGGTTGACCAGTCACTTACTCGCAACAAAATTATGGGCCGTGTTGAGCATGGGATGACCACCGACCACATTGACTACTACATCGAAGAGCAACTGCTCAAGGCGTACTGTTCATCAATGTCTTTTGGTTACGCCGATTTCAAGCGACAATTGGCACAGCAATTCAGCGTCTCGCACATGCCCAAGAAGGACATGACGTCTAGAACCAAAGGCCCTCAAATGCGAGTGTCAGCGTTGAAGATCAGTCGTCGTATATCGGACATGGATGATGAAATTAAAAATACACTATCCTTGGGAGAAGACTGAAAAGGGGCAGGGATTCTTCATCCCTTGCCTTGACACCGATGCCGTGCGCGAAGAAGGCTTGAGAGCCGCAGTTTCACACAGAATGCTGGATGCTCGGGCTATGCCCGGCATCCGTGACGGCCTCATCGGGGTGTGGTTTTTTCGTAGACCCCACGGACATTAGAAGCGATTTGAATGCGCATTTTTTGGATTTCATCCAAGCGTGCGCGTTTCTCATCAGGCGTCAAGCTAGACGCTTTGATCGCCATCTCTGCTTTTTTAAGTTTGCCCATCGTCTCTTGCAAGTTGCCAGTCATTGTTTTAGTGGCAAGCATGTTGACGTTTTCTTGCAAGTACTGACGAGCTTCCGCACCGTTGCCCTCTTTGACCAACTGGTTGTAGGTCTTTTGCACTTCACGGGCGCGAGCCATGTGATCGTACATATCGCTCACCACTCCGCCAGCATCTTCTGGTTGGAACGCAGCGCCGATGACCGGCATCTCTGACAACTTCTTGGTTGGTTCAGGAACGCCATTGCCGGGGCTGGCCGCATTGATTGCTTGCGTGAAGGCGATGCCCATCGTACCGGTGTAGCCTCGAATCAGGTTCTCCAGTTTGATAGGTGAAGTACCTGTGATAGCACCAATGCCTTTGGCCAACTCGGATGTGCTATCGCGGTAGCGGAACTGGGCTTCGCGCTCTTGCTCGGCCTTGGACTCCAACTCGCGCCCTGTGAAGAACGAATGGTTGGTGGCGTTCTCGACCAAAGGTTTGACGCCTGCTGGCATGAATCCAGAAGTTGCGCCGGGGATAGTTTGAATGGCGATTGTCTTGAACGCCTTGTACGCATCTTCCGCGCCAGCATCGCTGGCCATCGAGTTAATGATTGCCTCGGGAATTGACTTGAAGATGTAACCGATTTCAAACGGCACAGGCACGCGCAGCGCCTCTTTCATGCCGGGCAAATGCACAAAGAAGTTGCCGTACTTCTCGTCAGGCTGTGCATTCTTGTACAGCGGGTCATCTTGCATCAGCATCGTGTAAGCAATGGCAGTACCGGCAAGCGCCGCGCCACGGCGGTACAACTTGCCTTGGATATCCAAACGCTCGTTCATTGGCATCTTGCCTGTCATGGCGCGATACAGCACGTCCAAGCTTTGCAACTGGGCGTTGAAGAACGGAATCAATGTGGATGCCAAACGCACGCTGGGCGACATGCCCTTGCGGTTAAAGTTCATGGACTCCAAAGACATGAGCGTGGCTTCCATCTCAGACAGCCCTTGGCGAATGTAGGAGTCGTACTGGGCGCGGCGGGTCAGCGCATCGGCTTCCATTGCCACGGCTTCGGCCTTGGCCACCAGTTGAGACAAACCAATCTTGCCGGATTGGAACTCGCCCAAAATGCGCGTCAAGTCCTCGTTGCCGCCAGTGAACACCTGACCGCCCACAATACCGCGTGACTCCAGCGTGCCTTTGGTATCCATTTTCCCAATCTGTTTGATTGCCGCTATGACTGGCGTGAAGTCAGCGCCGGACGTCAGGGGCGCGGCCACCGAGTCACGGAAAATCTGACGAGCGGAATACAAAGGACTCACGGTCACTGCGCGGCGCAGCAAGGTTGCTGGCATGGCCATCGCTTTAACAAGCGCGGAGTTGTTGACCGGAATACCTTCCATGCCTTTGACCAACAGGTTTGAGGGGATGCCTGCGGCATCGGTGTCCACGCGCACGTACCGGTCTTGGCCGTCTTCGCGGAACTGAACCACGTTGGGGCCGCTGGCTTCGCCGCCGTAGAACGATGCAAGACCCAAACTTTGCAACTCAAACATTGCGTTCTTGGTGGCTATGTTGCGCAAGCCCATGTCCATAATCATGCTGGTGTTTTGCACCGAGCTTGTCAAGAAGTCAAAAATCTTTTGGTTGCCACCAATCAACTCGCGCAACTGGGGTTGGTCTTTCAAACTGCCCACGCGATACGTGCCTTCACCCCCAATAACCAATTCAGCCTCGCCGTTGCGATCTCGGTAGTACGGGATGTAGTCATTGCTCTTGGAAAGCGAGGCGGCAGTCTCTTTAGAGATCACGCCCATGTCTTGCAGGAAGTTGACTAGGTTGCGGTTGTACTCGTTGTACTGGTTGCGTGCGTCTTCAAAAACATCATGCAACTCTTTGTTGGCTTCAATTTTGCCCACTGCATTCTTCAAGTCTTGTTCAGACACATCAAAGTTCAGCACGTCAGCACCCACACGCTCTGCGCGTTTGCCGGCCAAATAAAGCGTGAACAAACGATTTGCTGCCGCAGGGTTCATGCCCGGCGCTTTGCCCAGAGTCTTGGCAATGTTGGCAAGGTTTGCGCCTTTTTGACTTTCAATGACGTATTCCGTGCGGCCATCGGCGCGTTTGATCGCTACTTTTTGTGGCACGCCATTGGCTACCGCCTGCTGCGTGAAAGACATTTTTTGGTCTGCCATGCGCAAGAAGAACATCATCTGAGTACCCTTGAGCGGGTCCATCATGGTTTGCGCAATCTTCTCCAGCGGTGCCAAACGATCTAGCCATTTGGTGCGAAAGTTCAGCCCAAGGTTGGCGTCAATTTGTTGCTGCATGGACGGCTTGTCGGCAATGATGCGTTCGGCCAGTCCCAGCTCGTCCTCAAAACCCTTGGCTGTCGGCGCTGCACGCGCCTTGACTTCGGCTTCAAGTTTGGCCGAGGGTTTGAAAATCTTGTCGATTGCGTCAGTAGCGGTTTTGAATGCGTCACTGCGAGTGTCCACGCCGAACATGCGCATGATGAACTGCTTGAGCTTGTCAAAAAATGACTCGCCTTCCACTTTGGTGCTGGCCAACTTGTCTTGCAGTTTGCTGTTAGACATGGCTTCAGCCACGAATTCTTCCAAGTCTTTCTTGGCGTACTCTTTGGCAAACGCAGGGTCTTCTTTGATTTGGTCATAGAGCTTTTGCAAGTCGTCACGGGCTTTGCGCTGTGTCGGGGTCAAGTCGGCGTTGTCGGCGCGAAGAACGCGCATGGTAGCCGCGTGAACCATTTCATGCACCAAATCTTCTTCGGTCATGTTTTGATCGTCCAGCGCGATCCGGTTTTCTGCGGGGTAGTACGCGCCGCCAGCAGGCTTGCCATCCACCATCAAGTCTTGTGTTGTACCAATTTTTGTGCGCATCAACAAAGGGCGCAGGCGTTCGGCCAAATCTTTCACAAATTGTGTAGACCCGTGCTCGGCCAGTTCGTCGGCCACATCCAGCATCCGGCCATCGCGGATAGCTTCGGTGGTTGTTTTGCGCAAATACGTCACTGGGGCGCTTTCGTATTCACCGCCGGCTTCGCGTGCCAATTCGTCTTTGCCGTACTTCTTTTTGCTTTTGGCCAGCTCTTTAGCGGCAGCAGCTTCTTGGGTGCTAATTTCTTTTTGAATTTTTGCGGCAGCATCTGTTCGTTTTTGTGCAGCATTGAGCTTGTTGGTCAACGCTTGCGGTACAGGTTTACCTTTTTCAGTCAAGAAATCTACACGGCGTTTGAACTCGGCTAATTCTGCGCGGCGAGCAATCAAAGTATCGGTAACAGCATCGGCGCGGCCAACAACGTCTTTGCGTTGCCCCGTTTGTTCGGTACGACCTGTGCGCACATGTTTTACGACCGGGCCTCGGCGTGCGGAAGGGAGTTCTGAAGGTAGGTTTTCTTTAGCATTTCTAGCGCGTGCTTGTTGAATTTGCGCTCTTTCAAAAGCTTCATCGGCTTCGGTGCGGTCTTTAATAGGCGTGCGAACCAAAGGCGCTTCGCTTTCAATACCGGCAAGCTCCAGCTCAACCCGCGCTTCGTTTTCTTTGGCAATTTGCAGTTTTGATTCTGCATTGCCCAGTTTAGTAATATTAGTTTCGGTCGGTTCAAGCTGCTTAAGCGCTTTGACGGCTTTCGTGTATTTGTTGACTTCGTTATTCCACGACCCCAGTTCGCGTTTCAAATCGTCTTTGTCTTCTTTGATCGCGCTGACATCACGTTGCACACGCTCACCTTCCAACCCCAGCCCTTCACGGCCACGTTGGATGGCCGCACGACGTTTTTCTTCGGCGGTGCGTTCTGCTTCCGGTTGACGGTTTTCTTCACGCGCTTTAGCGGCGGCATCTGCTTGTGCTTTTTGCGCGGCTTCGTTTTGCAGCGCAGCAAGTTCTGCTTGTGCTTTCTTGAAATCCTCTTCAGCTTTTACAGCGCGGTCAACAGCAGGTTTGGCCAAAGTCATTTGTGCAGCATTGGTGGCTTGCACAGCCGCAGTCAGTTCTTTGGCGGTAGCCAAACCTTCTTCGGCGCGTTTGAGCGCAACACGAATAGCTTTTTCTTGATTCAGCACCGCAGGAGCGCTAATCAAAATGGACATGTCTTCGGGTTCTTGCATCAAAGCATCGCGCATGGCGGTGACTTCGGCTTCGCGTTCACGCAAATCGTCCACTTGTTTTTGCCACGCAGCTTGCGCTTCTGTAGCTGCGGCAATGTCGGTCTGCATTTCTCGGTCAAACTCGTTTGAAACGGCCACAGTTTTTTGCAATTTTTTCAAGTTGCGTTCGTATGTGTTTTTTGCCGTTTCAACTTTGTTCTTTAACGTGGGCGCAGCTTTGCCAAAACCTTGCAATGCAGCCAAGTTGTCTTTGCGTTGTTTTTCAATTGCGTCGCGCAGCCCTTGAATGTTTTTAGAGTCCAACATTTTTTGGAAGTTAGACGGGGTAGCGCGTTGCGTTTGCACTTCGGCTTCGGGGCCAGCTTCGGGGAACAATTCGCGTTGAGGCTGGGCGCTGGTGCGTTGCAACTCCTCTGGGGTAGCACCGGGACGGGTCGCGCTGCGGCCTGCAACCTCATGCGCTTTCATCATTTCGCCCAAGTCCCGCACAGCAAACTCATCAGGCAAGTTGCCTTCAACAACACGCTGCGCTTGTTCAGCGGCAAGCTTCACAAACTCTGGATCATTGTTGGTTTCTAAGCCGTCACGCAGTTGTTCAAGAAACTGTTTAGTAGCGGCATCAGTTTGTGCGCTGGCTTCTTTGCCTTTTTCTTGGCCAAACAACTTGGCCATGTCTGCCAACGACCCCACGCGAGCCGGAGCTTTTTCTGTAGTGGTTGGTACAGCGCGAGTACGGCCTTCACGCAGCGCCATCGTAATCATGTTGAGTGCGTGCTGCTTTGTATCGGTGGCCAGTCTAGGCTCGTTGCGCAAGGTCAACTCGTCAGGCGCGGCAATCCGAGGACCTGTTTTGGGAGGCGCAAGTTTTTCGGCCAGTGTTGACTGTTGTGTTTGGGCTTTACGAGTTGCGGCTTTGAACAAGTTTTGATACACCGCTTCGCGTGTAATGTTTTGTAAAGCTTTGACGCTGATCGCAGGATCTTCAAACTGCCCCCAGTTGTTGGTCAGCGTATTCAAACCTTCCAGCGCACGGGCGCGAGCTTCGGCGCGTTCCCAATCTTCCATTGGAGGCAAACCAAACGCTTTGCGACGCGCTTCAATTTCAGCCGCGTGCTGTGCCACATACTGCTCTTTGGCGTTGCTCAACAGCTCCGCACGTTTGCCGGGGAGCATAATTTTCTTGGACGCCAGTGTGCGAGCCATGCCCAGCAAGGTGTTGCGTTGCTCCGAAGCAAACTGATCTGCCTCGGCTTCATTAACGCGGAGTTCTGGAAGTTTGCTGCGGCCAATAATTTCAGCGGCGTTTTTGCCGCCTTCCGTGCCAAGACCGCCTTCGGTTGGGATAGGGCGTGTTGCATCCAGTTGACGCTTGATCTCGCCTTGCAATGCTCGGTTGCCGGTCAGACGCGCAATAGCAAGCTGTGCTTGCAAGTCTTTGTAGTTCTGTTTCTTTTGGCCAAGACCCAAATATACATCGCCGGGATTGATCTGGCCGTTGGCCAAAGGTAGGCTTTGCACCAGCTTATCAACCATCTCATCGTGGGGTTCTGCTTCTGGCGCACCTTCGCCCAAATCTTCTTGTGCAGATTTAAGGCGTTCGGAAATCAGCTTGCCTTGTGTGACGGTAGGTTTTGGCCGCGCAGGACGCGCAGGATGTCCAATGGGTAAACGGCCTTGGTTTTTTGTGGTGACAACGGGAAGCGTTGTTTCGGTTTCAGGAGCGCCTTCACCCAAGCGGCGAATGCCTTGGATTTCTTCCAAGGTCTTACCAAAATTAGGTTGCGCACGCGCAGAAGACACCAAGTCTTCGGGCTTTTGTGTAAACAGACCACGCGCACGTTCTTGTGCAGTGCTAACTCGGGTAGCTTCGGCTTTGGCTGCGGCATCGGCACGCGCTTTGAGCTGCATTTTGATGCCGCCCAGCAACGCTTCGCTTTGTTTTGCCGTGACGCCGGGGATTTGCGTGCGGTTTTCCAACAGCGCTTGCGCTTGTTTGGGGTCTTGCATCAGATAGTCAAGGTAGTCCTTGATTTGCGGCGCGGCTTCGCGGTCTTTGGCCAACGCCATTTGTTGCGCGGCGTAGGTTTCGTGGGGTGCAGGAGGTGCGGGGTGCTGCGTGTAGTAGCCTGTTTCGTCCTCTTGAGGCGCGGCGGGGCGAACCTTCTTGGGCACAGTCGTCACGCCTTGCATTTGCTCCAGCGCATACTCCTCCGGCGACATGTCCTTGACGCGCTGGTATTCGGCAATAGCTGCTTGGCGGTTTTCGGCCTGTTGTGCGTACTTGCGCAAGTACTCTTCTTGATCTTTCTTTTGGCGTGCGGCTTCGGCTTTTTGTTGTTTGGTCAGCACGGCTGGCGCAGCAGGGCCTTCGGCCACTTCTTCTGGCGCAGGTTGGCGCAGTGTGGGTTCTGGAACTTCTTCTGCGGGTTGTTGTGCCGCAGGTGCTTGCACACCGGGTTGTTGCGTAGGCGTTGCTTGCTGTCGTGCCAATTGTTTGGCTTGCGATGAAGTTGCACTGCGATCAACAGCGTGCCCAATTGGTGCAAGAACCCCGCCAAGAACAGCGCCGCCAAGGAAGTTGTCGTAATACTCTTGACGTGCTTCGGGGTCGTTGATGCTTAAACCTGCTTGCAGGCGTTCAAAGAATTGTTGGGCAGCTTCATTTAAACCCTCAATACCGCTAACTTTTAATGCCTCAGTTCCGTAACTGGCAAGCGTCTTCCCTAAACCTTGTTTAGTAAAATCAATAATTTCTTTTTCGGAAAGATTAACGCCTGCTTTTCCCAAAATTTTGCTTACGCCGGGAAGCATGTTAAATGAAACAACGTCAAACGCTGTTTGCGGTATTGCTCCTAACGCCGCAGAACTTAGACTAGCATCCCGCAACGAACGGCCTTCATCAACTTGGCGACCCAAGTTAGACCCTACAAATAAGGGGTAGTCCACCGCAGTTTGAGCCAGTTTTCCAGCACCAACTAAACCCGCAATGCCCAGTTCTTCGGGAGCTGCGGCAGCGCCCAAACCCATTGCCGCCATTTGTGGCAGTGAACCGCCCACGAGTTCTTTGAATTTTGTGAAGGGCGCTTGAGACCAGCTTTCTGTTGTTGGAGTAAAAAGTTCTTGACCGCGTTGTTTTTTTGCTTCGTAGTATTTCTGCGCGGTGTCTTGGTCCGTAAGACCTAATTTACCGGCTGTGAGCGCGGCTTCCCCTTTGAGGTTTTCCCAAGAGCTTTCTAACGCAGGAACAAACCCAGTTTTGTCTTTGGCTTCCTCGGGCGCTGCACCCCCGCCAAAAGCATCGGGATACGCTTCCATTGCCTTGAGCCACACCTCTTTTGGATTTTGCCCGTCTTTAACCGGCAAAAATGAACCATCGGGTAGGGGCAGGTACTGGGGCATAGGAGCGTCTCAACTAGGGTGCCCCGGAACAACTCCGGGGCTGATAGGCAAATTATAGGGGTGCGCGAATGTTCGCACCAGCCCCGGGCAACCCCCCAAGCAAGTTGGGCATCGTGGCCATTTTTGCTTGGTTTGCAACCGCTGCATACAACTGCGGTTGAGATTGTTTCAAAAACTCCATCGAAGTGGGGTCTGAAATAAACTTGTCCACCATCGACTTCATCATGGCCGCATTGCCTGCTGCATCGCTTCTTGCCTGAATTGTGGAAAGAGCGCTGGGGTTGTTTTGCAAGTATTCCAACATTTGAATGTCCGGAGAAACCATGTAATGTTTCGCCATTGCTTCTTGCACTGCCTGTTGCGCCGCATCTTTTTTGGCTTCTTGGCCATACTTCAAAGCGCCGATGCCTGCTTGCCCCAAATTGGTCAAAGCATTGGGTGACTGACCGCCCATCAAACCCAAACCCAGCATGAGCAGCATTTCGTTTTTGTCCATGCCAGTAGTAGGCACGGCTTGTTGGGCTGGTGCGCTGGTTGTACCTGTCGGTTGCGTCGCGCCTTGGCCGGCATCGTAAAAACCGCTTGTTGTTCCCATGTTGGCTGTGGGTTGCGCATTTGTCCCGCCCAACAAAGAACCGATACCGGGCGCGTTAGCTTCTGCGTTGACCAAATCAAACCCTTTGGCAGCATTGGCCACTTGTGCTTGACGGCTCATGATATCTCTAGGAGCTTGCGCAAGACCTTCTTCAACACCCTGTGCAGTTTCAGAAGTCAGTTTGCCAGCGTTAACACTTTGCTCTGCGGCTTGGGCAGCGTCTTTGTCTGCTTGTAAATAGCGCAGTTGTTTGGCTTGTTCCGCCGCTTGACGTGTTGCAGCGGCTTCTGGGGCCAAGGCTTCAAGCCCTGCTTTTGCTGGACCGGTAAGGCGTTGTGTGTCCGCAATCTGTTTGAGACGCGCCGCTTCCGCAATCGCTTCTTCGGTAGGCGCTAAAGCTTTAGAAGCAATACCCACACCTTTACCTACCGTGGAAACAGGGCTAGCCCAACCACCCAAAGCGTTGGCCGTATTTTCGACGTTGCGTGCAACGTCTTCCAATGAAAAAGGACTTTGGTAGTAATTTTTAATTGAGTCCCACATGCCATAATTTTTTACAGGCGTAGTAGCGGGTAGCTTTTTAAGCGACTCAACTTGTTCAGGCGTAAGCGCGGTGGGCACATCGTTGTCTTTTTTGAATCCAGTTGTGCTAGGAGCTGTTTGTGCCGTAGGCGTGCTTGGAACTTCCGCAGCTTGAGCGGTGCTGCCGGGCATGATTTTGTTCAAATACTGCGCGGTTTCTTTGGGCAAACTTGTGCGGTTCAGCGTGCCGTCGTTTTTGGCCAAGTGTTTGTTGACATGGCCTTGGCCCCAGTTGTACGCGGCCAAAGCTTTTTCATAATCGCCACCGTACTGGTTGCGCAGTTTGTTGAGATATTTGAAGCCGCCTTCCAGACTCTTTTCGGGATCGTAACGGTCTTCGGGACTCATCCCCATTTCTTTGGCCGTATCAGGCATGAGTTGCGTCAAACCAGCGGCTCCTGCTTTGGATTCGGCTTTAGGGTTAAATTGCGATTCTTGACGCACCATCCGCATAGCGATGTTGGGGTCAATGCCGTATTTTTTGGCTTTGGCCAAGACCATTTCGGCCATATCACGGCTGAGACCACCTTCGTCAAAATGCTCCACAATCCCGCCACCCTTCATGCCTTCCAAGTTTTTGGCCGACAACGCGCCAATGCCCTGTTCTTCGGGCAGTTTGGTTTGAGGCTGTTGAGGTTGCGCTTGTTGCGGCATCCCTGAGGGAGCGCCCATTGGGGCGTAAGGCATCTGCGGCATAGCGCTCTGCGCCATTTGACCAACGTCTTGTTGCACCACGGTTGGAGGCTTTTGTCCGGCCATCGCTGCTTGCGATTGAGCACGCATTTGCTGGCGTGTTTGGCTCTCTTGGAACGCCAAGGGGAACACATAGGGGTCGTTCTGGTGCATCTGCGCGTACTGCGCCAGTTGCTGGTCGGACATGTCGCGCAAGTCGGCAATGATATTTTGTGGAGCGATTGTCATGTGTGTCCTTACATTTTCGACAAAGCCAAAGCGCCCAAACCACCGGGACGCTTGTCTTTAACTTTGCCGCCCTTTTTCATTTTGTTCAGTGCGTATGCGGTGGTGCCCAGCCCTGCCACTTGGGACAGCAGGCTTGGGTTGCTGTAGACGTTTTGCGTTGTGGAACTCATAGGTAGCCCACTCAACATATTTTGCATGTAGCTCAACTGCTGGTATGGGTACTGCAGTTGGTTTTGAAAGTCTTGGTACTGCTGGTTGAGCACGTTTTGTTGTTGCTGCTGTTGCTGCCCACCCATCGCCGCTTGCTGGTTGATGATGTTTTGTTGAGCGCCCAAGTTCTGGCCAGCGATGTTGGCCGAGGTAGCGCCGGCATTGGCCGCGTTGTTGTAGCCTGCTTGTTGCGCACCAATACCCGCCAAGCCTGCTTGCGCACCTTGAATGCCCAAATTCGCCGCATTTTGCATGTTGGTTTGAGCGGTGTTGTAAGCGGTGTTGTAAGCGTTGCTGACAAGCTGGTTGGTAGCCAAGTCTTGGTTTTGTTGGTTCAAACCTTGCATCACCGCTTGACGTCCGCCACCAAAAGCGCCTTGCTGTGTGGCCTGTCCTTGGTTCATGGCTTGTTGTTGGCCGTACTGCTGATTGAGCAGTTGCAACTGCGGCTGCAAAGAATTTTGCAAGTAAGGATTCATGAACGCGGCAACAGCGTTGGGGTTGGTGGCGTTTTGGCCGTAGCTCATACCCGCTTGTGCACCCATGTTGCCGTACATTCCGGCCATGCCTGTGGTTTGCAAATTACCAATGCCGCCCATTGCAGCCAAATTAGAACCTGTTTGATAGCCGCCGGGGGTTTGCAAATCCGAAGCCGAGTTAAACGCTTGGTTCTGTAACCCTGTGAAATCTGCTGTGCGTTGACCGCCGTAGGCTTGGTAAGGTTGCGACGTAACCGCTTGCGCTTGGCCAAGCATGTTTTGCACATAGGGCGCAGCGTAAGCGCTGATGCCGTTGTAACTGGTTTGAGTTTGGGTTGGGCTGGCTTGTTGTTGACCGCCACCAAAGAGTCCGCTCATAATTTAATCTCCATCAAAACGGCTTTTTCTTCAAGCCCAACTCGTCTGTACAAACGTGCCGCAGCTTCACGCGCTAGCACTTGAATTTGGGTTGCACCCATGTTGCGTGCAATATTCTTCACTTGGTCAAAAGCCTCTTGGCTAGCCAAACCTGTGCCTGCCGCAGACACAATACATGCTGTGCGTGCGCCGGGACCGTTGCTAAACCCCAGAATATAGGCTCCACAAATTTTTTCGTCTTCCATTGCCACAAGCAAAACAAAAGCGCCGGTGCTCAGAAAAGCTTCTGCGTGCTCCACGGTGCAGCTATCAGTGTGTGACAGTCCCCGAGCAATGAATGCCCGAACTTGCGGCAGCACTTGCGCCACCATTTCAACAGGGACGTACTGAATATTCATGCTGGCATGTATTTTTCTGGGTTAATTTCTTTGCCCTGTCTGCTGTGGCCGGTGCGTGCTGTGCGCACGCGGTCCATCATTTTGTAAAGCTGTTTGGCTCCTGCGTCCGAAGAGCCATTGCCAAGATGCGAAACTACGTCCGCAGGGACGACAAACTCTTCATTACCCAAACGCGCTGGTTGGTGTTGTCCAATTTGTGCGGGGATGCTG